CCACAACATATCTCAGGGCTATCAATCTGGCTATGACGCAACTACCGGCTCATACAACATATTCCAGGGCTATCAAGCAGGCTTTAACGCCACTACTGTCTCTAACACAATTGGTATTGGTCGCCTTGCATTCGGCTTAGGTGTTCTTACTGGCGGTTACAACACTGGTATTGGCTATCAAGCTGGCTACGATTTAACCAGTGGTGCCTACAATAATTTTATGGGCTATCAAGCAGGCGCTAACGCAACTACTGCCACTGGGACTATTGCTATTGGCGCTGGCGCAATTGGTTTAGGTGTTCTTACTGGCAACTACAATACGGTTGTTGGTTATAACGCTGGCTATGATTTAACCAGCGGCACCTACAATCATTTTATGGGCTATCAAGCAGGTTTTAACGCCACTACTGCCACTAACACTGTCGCTATTGGTCAAAGCGCACTTGGCAATGGTGTTCTGACTGGCGCTGATAATATTGCTATTGGCTATCAAGCTGGCTACGATTTAACAGGTGGTTCAGAAAACAATTTTCAGGGTTATCGAGCAGGCTATAACGCAACTACTGCTGACAAAACAATCGCTATTGGTCATCAAGCGATTGGCTTAGGTGTTCTTACCGGTGATTATAATATCGCTATCGGCTATCAAGCTGGTTATGATTTGACCAGTGGCACCTACAATAATTTTATGGGCGATAGAGCAGGCACTAACGTAACCACAGGATCGCACAATGTATTTCAAGGCTTTATAGCAGGCTTTAACGCCACTACTACCGACTTTAGCGTTGGTATAGGCTACGCAGCTTTTGGTTTAGGTGTTCTTACTGGTGATAGTAATGTCGCTATTGGTAATGCTGCTGGCTACGATTTAACCAGCGGCGCATATAACGTCATTATGGGCTTACAAGCTGCCTATAACGCAACTACTGGCGACAGTAATGTTGCTATTGGTAGAGCGGCTATTGGCGCAGGTGTTCTTACTGGTGATAGTAATGTCGCTGTTGGTTATCTAGCCGGTTATGATTTGACCAGCGGCACATACAACAACTTTATGGGCTATCAAGCAGGCGCTAACGCAACTACTGCCGATAACACTGTCGCTATTGGTACTAATGCAATTGGATTAGGTGTTCTTACGGGGATTCGCAACGTAGCTATTGGCTCTCAAGCTGGTTATGATTTAACCAGCGGCACCCATAACAACTTTATGGGCTATCAAGCAGGCTATAACGCAACTACTGCCGATAGCAACATCGCTATTGGCCGTACCGCAATTGGCTTAGGTGTTCTTACTGGTGATAGTAATGTCGCTGTTGGTCATAGTGCTGGCTACGATTTAACCAGTGGTGCCTTCAACGTCTTTATGGGCTACGTAGCAGGCGCTAACGTAACTACAGGCGCTGACAATACAATTCTTGGCCCGAATGCTGGTGTCGCACTAATAACCGGCAGCAACAACATCATCATTGGACACGATGCTGCTGCTTCAGCAACAAATGTATCTAACGAGATTACATTAGGCGATGCGAATATCACGGATGTTAGAATACCTGGCGTTGGATTTTATATTGATGGTAGCGACGTTGGTATTGGAACATCGGCTCCTCGTGCGCCGTTGCACGTTGCTCCCCAGCACGGCGCATCGGATGCTATTAATGTATTGGTCTCGCAGTATAGGCCCAACATTGTTCTCGAAGACCTTTCTGGCAGTGCAGTAGATTTCCAGTTTTTTGTTGAAGATGATGCGCTTCAGTTTAGATACGGTGACGCATCCACTGATACGAAATTAGCATCCGAAGCAATGCGAATCGACAGCGGAGGCGACGTTGGTATTGGTCAAACCAGCCCGTCAGCGAAACTTGATATTGTGGGCACTGCTAACGAAACAGTATTAGAAATTACCTCTACTGATAATAATACAGCACAAGCCTTTACTGGTGTCCTGATTGACACTAATATGAGTGGATCAGGAGCAACTGGTGCAGATAGAGAACATTTTGGATTGTCTATCGACACCGATTCAAGTGCCACTGGCGGCGACACCAGCGATGAACATCGTGTTAGAAGTCTGCGTATTGATACAGATGTTACTGGTGATAGTGATATCGTCAACGGCATTTACAACACTGTTCGTACATCTCACTCTAGTGGTACGATAACTCAATCTATCGCTGATTATAACTTAGTTGAAGCAGATGGCTCTGCTGGTGTTACCAGCGCATATGCCAGTTACAATCTTGCTTATTCTGGCGGTAAAGTTGATAGTGGTTTGTACGGTGTTTATGCAAGGACTTTGCTACAAGCTGGTCATACAAATGATGGCTCTATGAATATGTATGGTATGTATTCTGAAGTAGACACAACAGCGAGTATCAATGTTTCCGGCGTAAGCAATATATATGCTTATTATGCACTTGTTGATGATAATGATACAGCAAGTGGAAACTCATACTGCTTCTATGGAACATCAGATGGTGGCTCAACCACAAACTATGGTATATACATTGCTGCTGGTACTACAATTAACTATCTGACTGGTGAACTCAGAGTGACTGGTGATGTTACTGCTTTCTACTCAGATGAAAGACTTAAAGATTTTGCTGGTAATATTCCTAATGCACTAGATAAAGTTAAGAGTTTGAATGGTTACTATTATTATGAAAACGAAAAAGCAAAAGAATATGGCTATGACAACCCAGAACGTCAAGTTGGTCTTAGCGCACAAGAAGTAGAGAAAGTTCTACCAGAAGTTATCGCTGAAGCACCGATTAATACAGAATACAAAACAGATTATAAGACTGTTAAATATGAAAAAATGATACCACTTCTTGTTGAAGCAATGAAAGAACAACAAGAACAGATCGAAAAACTTACCGCTGAAATTGAAAAATTGAAGAGATAATGCATTCTTATAAATAAAAAGAAACTCACAGGAGCCTTATATGGCACAGCCAACTACAAAAGCAGAATTTAAAGAGTGGTGCCTCAGAAAACTAGGTAAGCCAGTGATTGAGATTAACGTTGATGATGATCAAGTTGATGACCGCATTGATGAAGCATTGTCATATTACTGGGACTATCATTTTGATGGTACAGAGAAAACGTTTCTAAAGCACGTTCTCACTTCTACTGATATCACAAACAAATATATCACTATCGCAGAGAACATCATTGGTGTAGTAAATATTTTTGATATTGGCGACTCTCTTTCCGTCAATAATATATTCAACATTCGCTATCAGTTTGCTCTGAATGATATGTATGATATGAGTTCATACAGACTTTCTGAGTATATGATGGCAATGCAACACATTCAGTTTATTGAAGAGATGCTCGTTGGTAAGCAGCCTATTCGCTACAATCGTAACGTCAATCGTCTTCATATTGATATGGATTGGGAAAAAGTATCTGCTGGCGAGTATATTGTTGCAGAGTGCTATCAGATTGTTGACCCAGCAACGTATGCTGATGTTTACAAAGACCGTTGGCTACAGAACTATGCCTCAGCAAAGATTAAGTATCAATGGGGTTCGAACCTCACAAAGTTTAATGGAATGCAACTACCCGGTGGTGTAACATTCAACGGTGAACAAATTCTTGCTGATGCACGAGAAGAGATTCAACGTCTCGAAGATGATATGATTAGTTCTTATTCCTTGCCCGTACATGATATGACAGGATAAGATTTATGGCAACTTCAGTATACTTCAATAACTTTGAAGCCTCTATGGAACAATATCTCATAGAAGATTTGGTTATTGAGTCAATCAAAATACACGGACATGATATCTACTACATCACAAGAACCGCTGGTGCATTAGATGACGTTCTGAATGAAGATGACCTCTCTGAATACAAGAGAGCGGACTTCATTGATATGTACATCAAGAACTTTGATGGCTTTGAAGGTGAAGGCGACTTCCTATCAAAGTTTGGATTAGAGATTCGTGATGAGATGACACTGACGATTGCCAGAAGAACATTTGAACTTGACGTGTCAACCTATACAGGAAACGATAGACCGCTTGAAGGCGACTTGATTTACTTTCCACTCAACAAGAAGATGTTTGAGGTTAAGTTTGTTGAGCATGAGCCAGTGTTCTATCAGATGGGCGCTCTACAGATGTACGATTTGAGATGTGAAATGTTTGAATATTCACAAGAGACTTTCAATACAGGTGTGGCAGAGATTGATACATTGTTTGCTGGTTTTGAGACAACTTCTAACACATCAATTGAGTTCCTTGAAACACAAGACTCATTTGCTGATAACAGCACTATTGAAACAGCAGCGGATAGTATCATCGACTTCTCTGAAGCTGATCCTTTCTCTGAAGGAGGCAGGTTCTAATGTTTGGTCATAGTTTTTATCATGGTTCTCTTCGCAGATATGTCACGGTATTTGGTACGCTATTCAACGAGATTTTAATTTCTCGTGTCAACAATAGTAGTGTAACAAAGAAGCAGTTTCGTGTGCCTATCGCTTATGGTCCAATGCAGAAGTTTCTTGCAAGGATTGAAGGCGACCCAAGTCTGAATAGCCCAGCATCAGTCTCTCTTCCTCGTATGTCATTTGAGATGACAAATCTCACATATGATCCAGACCGTAGATTGACTGGTAGGATTCGTAACACAAAAACAGAGTCTTCTAATAACAATATTCTAACGACACAGTTTGCACCAGCACCATACAATATGGATTTTACCTTGTCTATTATGGCAAAGTATTCTGAAGATGGTACTAAGATTCTAGAGCAGATATTGCCGTTCTTCAAACCAGAATGGACTGCTTCTGTCAAACTTGTCGATTCGTTGAATGAGTATTTCGATATACCAACAATCTTGAACTCTATTAGTAGTGAAGAAGTGTATGAAGGAGACTTCAGCACAAGAAGAGTCGTAATCTGGACACTGGGATTTACAATGAAGGGTTACTTCTTTGGTCCAGTCACCACTAAGAAAATCATCAAGTTTGCTAACGTCAACTTCTATAGTCAGTTTGCAAACGGTGATTATTCTAACAGTTCAATGGAAAGCGTCAAGGTATTCCCAGGCTTACTAGCAAATGGTGACCCAGCAGGGTTTGTTTCAAGTCAAACAGTTCGTGCTACAGCAAACGCTCAGATATCTGGTGATAGCGTATCATCGTTTGAAATTCTCAACAATGGTATTGGTTACAATAGCGCTACTGTTACAATCTCTGCTCCTGATTCGGGCAGTAACACTGCAACAGCAAGTGCTAATGTTGTCAACGATGGTATTCGTGAAATTATTCTTACAAGCGGTGGCTCCGGTTACTCAACGACACCAACAGTTACAATCTCAGTACCAGATAACGAATCAGTTGACCACTCACTAATCAACAAAGACGATGATTTTGCATATATTGTTATTGTAGAGGATAGTTAGATGGATGATGAGACTATCACTGATGCTTTAGGGTTAGAACCAGTAAAGTATGAAAGTGTTTCAGTCATTATTCCTGAAAAGACAGATAATGATATTGAAAACGACTTCAAATATACAAGAGAAAATCTGTATTCTGTCATTGAACAAGGCAACCATGCACTTGAGCAGATGATAGATGTTGCTCGTGCTTCAGAGCATCCAAGAGCGTACGAAGTTGTATCTACTCTAATGAACACTCTTGTAAATGCTAACAAAGACCTACTCGACCTTTCTAAAAAGAAGCAGGAACTTGCTCCTAAAGAAGACTTTGGTGGACCACAGACAGTGAACAATAATCTGTTTGTTGGTTCGACAGCCGACTTACAGAAAGCGTTGAAAGAACTATAATGAACATCGAAAGACTTGGTTATAATGGAAACGCAAATCTAAAAAGAAAAGACACTCGGATTGAATGGACACAAGAACTCGTAGCAGAGTATGTCAAGTGTGCAAAAGATGTGGTCTACTTCGCCGAAAAGTATATTCAAATCGTTCATGTTGACCACGGTCTTATTCCTATTGCGTTATATGATTATCAAAAAGAAATCATAGAAAAATCCCAAGACTCCAGAAATGTTATTGTCAATACCTCAAGACAAGCGGGTAAGACGACAACTGCTGCTGTTCTCATTCTGCATTACATTTTGTTTCAAGAACATAAGACAGTAGCATTGCTCGCTAACAAAGGTGATGCAGCAAGAGAGATTCTTGACCGTATCAAGATTGCCTTCGAAGCACTTCCAAGATGGATTCAACAAGGCGTAGTCGAGTGGAACAAAGGGTCTGTTGAGTTTGAGAATGGATGTAAGATTATTGCTACTGCAACAAGCAGTAGTGCGATTCGTGGTAAATCTGTATCATATCTCTATATTGATGAAACAGCATTCGTAGAGAATTGGGATTCATTCTTCGCTTCAGTCTTTCCAACAATCTCTTCTGGTGAGACAACAAAGATTCTACTAACCTCTACACCAAACGGTCTCAATCATTTCTACAAGACTTTTCAAGGGGCAAAAGAAGAGCGTAATGGATATGCTTTTGTAGAAGTTCCTTGGTATAAAGTGCCGGGTCGAGGCGACAAATGGAAGAAAGAAACCCTTGCTTCTATGGACTTTGATGCACAGAAGTTTGCTCAAGAGTTTGAGTGTGAGTTTCTGGGTAGTTCTGGTACACTCATTGACGGGTCTAAACTCAAGCAACTATTTCACAAAACGCCCATTCAAGACCAAGCCGGTATCAAAGTATACGAGCAACCGCAAAAAGATAGAATGTATGCTTGTGTGGTTGATGTGTCAAGAGGTAAAGGTTTAGACTATTCAGCCCTTCAGATCATCGATATTACGACAATGCCGTATCAACAGGTATGTGTATACAAAGATAGTCTTGTCGCACCTATCGAATATACTGATGTTATACATAGAATGACAACATATTATAATAATGCACACACTCTAGTTGAGGTAAACGATATTGGTGGGCAAGTGTCTGATTTGCTACATTATGAATACGAAATTGAAAATTTAATATCAACTGAATCTGCTGGTAGGTCTGGTAAGAGAATATCAAGTGGGTTTAGTGGTAAGAACATCGATAAAGGTATTCGAACAACAAAGTCGGTGAAGGCTACTGGATGTTCTATTCTAAAGATGATGGTAGAGCAAGACCAAATTATTATTAACGACTTTGACACTATCAATGAACTTTCAAAGTTTTCTAGAAAAGGTAATAGCTACGAAGCAGAATCTGGGAGCCATGACGATTTAGTTATGTGTTTGGTTCTGTTTGCTTGGTTATCATCACAACAATATTTTAGTCAGATTACAGATATTAATACTCTTACGAAACTGAGGCAACGAAGCGAAGAACAAATGATGCAAGACCTCTTGCCTTTTGGTTTCTATGATGCTGGTAACAATGATTCCACACAAGACATTGTTCATGTTGATCGTGGGAATGGAGAATGGTTATCGTCTCAGTAAAATATCGTTTTTTATAAATAATAGAAATATTCAATAACGATAAATCTCTATCACAAGGAGAAATGAACTATGCCATTTCAAGTAAGCCCAGGTGTTAATGTGTCGGAGATTGATCTCTCGACCGTAGTTCCTGCCGTATCAACAACAGAAGGTGTCATTGTCGGCACTTTTACACAAGGTCAAGTAGAGCAAACAACTCTTATCACTTCTGAGGAAGATTTAGTTGCTCGCTTCGGTAAGCCAAACTCAAACAACTACGAAACATTCTTCACTGCTTCTAACTTCCTATCATATGGTAACAAACTATACGTTACTCGTGTCACAGCCGCAGATGCTGTAACTGCTTCTGCTTCTGGTAACACGACACTTCTTATCGAAACACGCACAGAATCAGAAG